GTCTGGATCAACACCAAGTGTTGGGTTTGAACGTAAAGTAGTTCCATCATCAGTAGTACCCAATCTTCTACCAAATATTGTAGTAAAGATTGTTTTGTAAACTCCAAAGATTTCTTCAGTTACACTTGTATTAATTCCAGTAACATTTTTTAGTCTAGCAGAAATCTGTGACTCAATACTAACTTCTCCTTGAAAGTAGAAACCAGCAGAGTGTAAAGTTTTTGTATAAGTATCTCTCCAGTCATTAATTGAACGACCTACTTTTATAATATATGAATAGTCTTGGTAGAGTAAACTGTCCTGTATTAACATTGAGTCTTCAGATATCCAACCATCCTGATTTATAAATTCACCATCAGTAAATGCAACGGCATCAACAGTCGCTGTTGCAAGTGCTTGGTCATTTTTATAAACAGTTGCTGTTTGTAATCCTGTACCACCTGTAATAGTAGTGTTTTCAGCAAATGTTCCTGTTGCACCTGAACATTTTAAAATATTTGTATTTGTGTCTAAAGAAACAACTGTAGCTGTAACAGCAGTTGAACTTGAATCTAATCCTGTAATTGTTTCACCAACAATAAAACCACCTGAACGATTTGATAAAAGTAAATATGTTGGTAAAGTTAACGTTGGTGGACTTGGACTATTATCGTAGTTGGATCCTAACTCAATAGTTTTAAGTTTTAAAACTCTACCAACTTCACTACCATTAGCAAATATCGAAGCACTTGAACCTCCAGATGATGTAATTGTTAAACTTGGTAAAGATGAATAACCGTTACCTTCATATATCATTCTAACGTCAGTTATGTCACCAACGCCTGTATTACTTTCTTGTACAATTTTATTACCTGTATATGGATCACCTCTTACTGTTTCATCTTCTAAAACAATATGGTCATCTGTAGATGAGTCTGATTCTTCTTGTGTAATACCACCATTAACTACTGATACAGCTGCTGTTGCATTACCAAAACTAAAATTAATAGTGTCACCTATTTGATAACCTGTTCCACCATTATCTACTATAATTTCATTTATCGCTCCAGACCCAATTGCGTCAACTTGAATAATGGCATCATTACCACCACCACTTACAACTACAGTATCACCTACATTGTAAAGAGAACCATCGTTTGTAATTGTTTTTGAATTAATAATTCCTTTTAAATTACAAGTAATTAAAACATCTTCGTCTGTATTATCTGTGCCTGTTATGTTTTGTCCTGCAACAAAAGTACCTGAAACAGTTTCATCACCTAAAACTATTTCAACAACGGTTTCTCCACCTATTTCATATTTAAAAACATTTTCTACAATAGCAGTTGCCTCATTAATGTTACTGTCAGATGGAACATTTGCTTGTGTAATTGTTTGACCAATTAAATTTGTAGCATTTACTGTACCAACTTCTAAACATCTTAAAACTTGTTGAGTATCCCATTTACCATCAGATGCTCTTAAAATATTTTCTTTTGGAAATCTTATTTCAGCAGTTTCGTTAAATAGTAATTTAAAAAATATTTCACTTGCACGTTTTGTACCTTTTGCTCTATAAAGTGATTTAATATTTTTAATTAATTTTCGTTTATCAATATCACTATCCAGTGTATCAGGTATGGATGCCAAAAACGCATTTCTAAATTTGGTTAAAAAACTTTGAATAGTTTTGTCAGGATCAGGATAATCTAAAAGTTGTTGTATATTTTGAACTGGATTTGCTCTGTATTTTAATATTGTTGCTTCTGCAGCTGATGAAGAACCTATAATTAATTCTCCTTCAATAAATTTATTTTGATGTGTTACAAATAAACGTGAACCACCATCAACATCTTCAATTAAAATAGTTGCGGTTGCACCTGAAGTTTGTCCTGTAATAGTTTCACCATTTATAAAGTCTCCATAACTTGTGTCTTCTAAAAGTATTCTATCACCATTATCATCACCTTTTATATTTGTACCATTTAATTGAATAAAGTTAATTGCGTCTGTTTGATTGTCTAACTGTAAATGGTCTGGATCACCAATATTTGTTAATGTGATTTCTGCTGACTCTAAAAACTTGTAATATGATTTTACAAATTCTAAAAATAATGGATGGTCCTCAAGTACAAAATCAGGTACTTGCGAATTTAATAGATTGGATATTTTATCTTTAAAAGTTGCCATTGTTCATTAGTTGTAACTGCTTGTTGTGGTATATCCTATACCAGCATTTGCTGAACCTCCAACTAACGCATCGGCTTCGACATTGATTGTACTGTTTGCTACATCAATCTCTAATACTTGATTTCTTACAGGCACAATATCATTTGAATTTGGTTCAACAGTTAATTCAATAACAGTTGAAGCTGCACCTCTAATATTTTCAATTGAAGCAATATTCAAACTATTTAGGATTATTTGACCAGTTGAGTAATTAATTGTTCCTTGATTTTGAGCTGCATAGGTTCTAACTGAACCGACTAATCTGTATCTTCTAACATTTCCACTTCCATCATCATCTAAAAACCAAATGTTAGTTGCGTCACCATCTATTTTAAATCCTGACGATTGTAATATACCACCAACATTTGCTCTGTGACCAGTGTGTGGATTATAAAATGCGTTATTAAAACTAATTGTATATTTTGTAGAACTTCCTAAAGTTGGTAAAAAAGATTTTCTAAACTTAACTGTTGTAACATTTGATAAAATACTTTCATCTGTATCATCTATTAAACCAATTAGTTTTGAGTGTCTAAACATACTATCAAATTTTTGTAAAGTGTTAGAGTTATAATTTGTAATTGTGTTTGTGACATCTGATTTTAAAGTTTCTGAACTTTTTGTGGTTGCCTGTTCATCATATTTTACAGTTGTTGTTAACAAAATAGTTGTTGTTTCTGGATCAACAATAACAGGAGTTACTGAAGCAACTGAATATTTTTTTAGTTGAGTAACTAATGATGTTTTAGTAGCGTCTGTTAGATTTGAACCTGATGTTGGTAAAATAGAAATATAAACTCTACCATAAAAAGGTGTTTCATTATCTTCACCACCCCAAGCAGAAACTGCTTGTGTATTAGCATATAATTCTTTTACTTTTACTTTGTAGTCTTCAACAGTAACAGCACGGTCTTGGGCTGCATAAAATCCTGGTGCATTTACTTTTATACTGTCTATACTTTCAGGTTCAGCACCACCTTGTGCATTTGAATTTACAGTCAATGTAACATCTGTAAATCCAGAAATTGAACCTGACAAAGTAAATGATGAAGCACCATTTGCTTCTGTTTTATTTGTAACTACATAACTTATAGTAATAATGTTTCCATCTTCAAGTGCTTTACCAATTACACCATCACCAAAATAAATTTCAAATTGACCATCTTCAGCTTCTTGTAAAAAATAAACTTTTGATGTACTATCCAATTCTGTAATTGAAGTTGCCTTTGAATAAGTATTTGATGTTGTATCCGAAGCATTATTTTGTACAACAACTCTCATAGTTGAAGTATCAGCATTTTCTGAAGGTATTAAAAATCTTTGGTCAATGTCAGCAGAATCGTAGGTGTATTGATAAGACACATATGTTCCTTCATAAACATTTAAACTTTGAGCAGTATAAACTCCATCAACAGGAGTTATAACTGAACTTGAAGTCGTTACAAAATTGTAAGTCACACCATCAATCGCTGTAGTAAATTTTGTTCCTGCTGGAACTGTAATTGTTGAACCTGATCCATCATTAATAACTAATCTTAAATCAGCAATTGGTGCTCTAGCAGAGTTTGGAGTATAACCAACTAATTTTGCTAATGAAGCAACACTACTTCGTAATTGTGCTGTATCTAAAAACATTTCGTTGGCAACAAAGTTAGCATTGTAAGCCAAATAGTGTGTATTGTAAGCAAGTAAGTCTAATAAAATTGCTAATGAACTTCCTTCGAAGTCGTAATCTTTAAATTCGTTTTGATTGGATAAAAATCTTTTAAGTGAACCTTTTATATTTTCAAAATCTAATTCTGATATATCTAATCTGTGTTGTGCCATTTTATCTTACTCTTTGTAAAAATGTTGATACTGTAATTGGTTGTTCAGCACCATTTACTAAAAATGATACCATGATATTAACTCCGTTGTTTGCTTCATCAGGAGAAATTACAATATCTTCTACTGAAACTCGTGGTTCGTAATCTTCAATTGCTGATGAAATTCTATCTTTCATAACCACCAATATAGGATCAGTAATATGTTCAAATAAAAATCCTCTTAAATTACATCCAAAATCTGAATTAAAAGGTCTTTCATATTTGTTTGTTAAAATTATATTTTTAACAGACCTCTTAATTGCTTGTACATCAAATATTTTTGCAACATCCTTTGTAGCAGGATTTTTAGTAAAACTTAAATTCAAATCGCTATAAACTCGATTTGAACGCTTACTTTTATTTGTTGTTGTTGCGTCATAGTTTGAGTAGGCCATAACAATATTTATATCAATTATCTACCGTTTACTAAAACGTTTGTAGAACCTGTAATCATTACACCACCATCTGCACTATCAGTTAAACGACCAATAGGAATATTACCTGCACGAACATTTAATGAACCTTCATTTAAAAATGCAACGTGGCCACCACAAAATGGTGGTGTACCAATTAAATGTGAAACAGTAGGTGTGCCTAAAACTGCAACATTAATACCATTTGCCTTAACTGTTCTTACTAATGATATTGCTAAATTTGTAATTCCATCACATCCGTGACCTGTTGTTAAAAAATCTCCCTCTCTTACGGCCATTTATCCTTTTCCTTGCCCGTTATACGCTTTCCAACTACGTTTTTTAGATTTATTCATTGATGAAAACTTAACACTTCGTTTTTTCTTGCCTAGTGATGATTTTTTGTAATTTTTTTCTCTTGCTACAAACGTTTTACTTACTTTTGCCATTATTTACCTAACTTTTTCTTTCTACCAAGTGGTAATTGTATTGAAGATACGATTTTTTTGCCTTTTTT